CAAACGTTGCATCGACTCAAGCCGATCTATCAATCACTCGTATTAGTGTTTCTACCTATGCGACCATTCCAAACAAGCTCACCCAAGGTCGACCAATCCAAGTCTGGATTCAACGACTCTCTGGCGAAACAAACCCTACTGACAAGGTTACTGTTGGCGCTATTTCCGCCACAGACACCTCGATCACGCTTGACTCGGTGGATGGCTTAGCCGGTTCTGGCTTCATCCGCTTAGAGTCAGAAGACATTTACTACGGTTACATCTCTGGCAATGTGCTTGGCGGTATCTTCCGTGGTCAAAATAACACCACCGCAGCGACTCATGTGACCGCAACCAAGGTCTATGTACCCCAGCTGCCCGCCGTGACCGTCTGGCCCACTCCTGACTCTTCCCAGACCTATCAGTTCGTGTACTACCGCATGCGCCGCATCCAAGACACCGGTGCTGGTATCCAAGTGCAGGACATGAACTTCCGATTCTTGCCGGCCGTTGCTGCTGGCTTGGCTTACTACATTGCGATGAAGACGCCAGAGCTGGCTCCGCGCATCGATATGCTCAAGCAGGTCTATGACGAGCAGTTCAACTTGGCCGCAGGTGAAGATCATGAGAAAGCGACTTTGAGGTTGGTGCCTCGCATTTCGTTCATCAGTAATGGTGGGTACTAATGGGCAATCGTTTTGCTTCAGGCAAGTACGCAATTGCGGAGTGCGATCGATGTGGTGCGCGCTACAAGCTTAAACAGCTGAAGCAAGAGATCATCAAGACCAAGCTGTATCAGATTAAGGTTTGTGAAGATTGCTGGGACCCTGATCAACCACAGTTGCAGTTGGGCATGTACCCCGTGGATGACCCACAAGCCCTCTACCAGCCACGCCCAGACACAAGTTATGTCTCGGCCGGTTTGAACGTAAGTGGAGTGCCTACAGGTGGTTCGCGAGATATTCAATGGGGCTGGAATCCAGTTGGTGGATCACGCTTATTTGATGACGGTTTGACGCCAAATTACTTGGTGGGAACCACAAGTGTTGGTACAGTTAGCATATCGGTAACCTAGGAGTTCAAGATGGACAAGAAAGATTTAGCTCAAGACAAGAAGATGATCAAAACTGCCGTGGGCAAGCATGAGAAAAACATGCACCCAGGTATGAAGCCAACCAAGCTCAAAAAGGGTGGCCCAACATCATTGGATCGTAAGACGTATGGCAAGAATTTGTCGCGCGCAATGAACCAGAAATCTGGGAGCAAGTAATGGCAACATTCAGCAAAAAGATGATGGGCAAAGAAGTTGGCGATGCCAAAGTCTATGCCAAGCCACACACCATGACTGGCAAGGCTACAAAGGCTGAAACCAATCCTGGCTCTAATCCTAACCGCAGCAAGTTGAGCGAGTACGACGTTAGCGTTGGAAACATCAGCAAGTCTGCTGGCGACGAAAAGACAAAGACTTCGGGCATCAAAATCCGTGGCGCTGGCGCAGCTACCAAAGGCGTAATGGCCCGTGGGCCCATGGCGTAATCATGACCTACGACGAACTTGTAACAGCGGTTTCTGACTACTGCGAAAACACGTTTACCAATACGGCTCAACAGCCGGACATGGATACGATGATTCGTCAGGCGGAACAACGCATCTTTAACTCTGTTCAAGTTGCGTATTTCCGTAAGAACATGTTGGGCGTCTTGCAGGATGGTAATAAGTACTTGGCAACGCCAGATGACTTCTTGTCTCCGTACTCGTTGGCGGTCATTGAGAACTACGGCACGGCCACAGAGAGGTACACATACCTTTTGAACAAGGATGTGAACTTCATCCGCGAGGCTTACCCTACTCCAGATGATGCCGGCTTACCAAAGCACTACGGCATCTTTGGCCCGACTACAACTGGTGCGGGCGCAATCACCAACGAGTTGACGCTTATCCTTGGCCCAACGCCAGACGCCAACTACAAAGTTGAGATGCACTACTACTACTATCCAGAGTCAATTGTTGACGCTGCTGATGGTCATTCGTGGTTGGGCGACAACTTTGACATTGCGCTGTTCAACGGCACGATGATGGAAGCTATCACCTACATGAAGGGTGAGGCGGACCTCATTGCTCTGTATCGCGACCGCTATGACTCATCGATGTTCTTGCTTAAGAACTTGGGCGACGGCAAGCAGCGCATGGATGCGTATCGTGATGGCCAGGTTAGGAACCCAGTTATATGATCGTCCAAACACAAACCACCAGCTTCAAAGCGCAGCTGTATGAGGGCGTTCACAACCTGTTGACTGACAGCTTGAAGATTGCTCTGTACACGGCCAACGCCAACCTGGACGCCTCAACCACCGTTTACACCACAGATAGCGAGATCACTGGTACTGGCTACACGGCTGGCGGTTTGGCGATTACGGGCGTGACGGTTCAGAGCGACGGCTACACGGCCTACGTCAGTTTTAACAATCCAACGTGGAACCCGGCTGCATTTACAACTCGGTGTGCATTGATCTACAACGTTACTAAGGGTAACAAATCGATTGCCGTGTTGGACTTTGGCTCTGACAAGACCTGTACGACAACCTTTGTAATCACGCTTCCGGCCAATACGGCCAGCAGTGCTTTGATCCGCTCTTCAAACTAAGGACACCAAATGTTGGTAAACACAACAAAAGGCGAGATGGACGATTCCCTTCTGGAGAAAAAAGAGGGGACAATCGACAACGAAAACGAAACAACCAATTGGGTTGAGTATTGGCTGGATGGTGAGCTTGTTCACCGCTCTGTCCACATGACGCTCAAACGCTATACCGTCACGGGTGAATCCGTAGCAGCATCTTTAGGATAAGGAAATCTAATGGCAAATACTCAAGCAATGACCACATCGTTCAAGGGCGAGCTCTTGACCGCAACTCACAACTTTGGCACAGCGCCTATTCGTGCGGCTACAACTGCCGATACGTTCAAGGCTGCTCTGTACCTGGCTTCTGCCACTGTGAACGCAACCACTACAGCTTACAGCTCAACTGGTGAAGTGACTGGCACCAACTACACCGCTGGTGGTGTAACTGTGACCAATGCTACTGCTCCAACAACAGGCGGCACAACCGCTTATTGGACACCTTCGGCCAGCATTGTTTACACAAACGTGACCTTGTCTACAGCTTTTGACGCCGTGTTGATCTACAACTCGACCCAAAGCAACAAGGCTGTGAGCGTTCACACATTTGGCTCGCAGACTGTTACAGCTGGTACGTTCACTCTGACCATGCCAACAAACGACGCGACCAACGGTCTTATCCGAATCGCGTAATAGGTAGCCCAGATGTTTGGGCTTGCCGCATTTTCAGAGGCGCCGTTCAGTTCGCTTGCGAATGGTGACGTCACCCTGGCAATCACGGGCGTTACGGCCACTGGCGCCGTAGGCTCTGTTGCGGAAGTTAGCGAGGTAGCTCTTACTGGCGTTACGGCCACTAGTGCAGTTGGAACTCTTGTTGTTAGTTCCACGATTGGGATTTCTGGCAATCAAGCTACTGGTGAAGTTGGAACTGTTTCTCCCGCTCTGGCCGTTGCGCTTACTGGCGTGTCTGCCACGGGCGCTGTTGGTAGCGTAACAACCTCCAGATCTGCGTCTATAACAGGTGTAACTGCAACAGGCGATGTTGGCACTGTTGGCGTAGATCACGCACAGGCACTTACTGGCGTCTTTGCTACTGGTGAAGTTGGATCGGTAGTCCAGGGTAAAGAAGTTGGCTTGGTGGGCGTTTCTGCATCTGGAAACGTTGGCTCAGTCACAAGCAATACATCGGTTCAAGAATCTGGCAACGTAGCAACTGGCAACGTAGGCACCGTTTCTGCTGGTGTAGAGGTAGCCATCACGGGCGTCTTTGGAACCGGAGAGGTAGCAGGCGTAACACCTCGATTGGTCATTGACGGCGTTGAGGCCACGGGCGAGGTGGGTACTGTCGGTATGAGTCTGACAGTCGGCTTGACCGGCGTTGAGGCGCAGGGTCTGGCTGGGTCCATTATTGCCACGCCTCTGTATGGCCTGACAAGCGTCACGGCAACTGGTGATGTTGGTAGTGTTGACAATCAAGCAACGCGCGCTTTGACGGGTGTACAGGCAACGGGCCAAGTTGGTAATGTTGGCGTGCTTTTCTGGAGCCTCATTGATGACAGTGAGAGCGCCAACTGGCAAAATATAGATAACTCAGAATCGGCCGGTTGGACCGTGGTAAACAACGTTCAAAATCCCGATTGGGAATTGATTGAAACGTAAGGAAGAAACATGGCGTTCGTATTAAAAGACAGGGTAAAGGAATCGTCCACCACGACGGGGACTGGCACGTTTACTCTTGCTGGCGCCACAACTGGGTTTCAGTCGTTTGCTGCAATCGGCAACGGCAACACGACTTACTACACGATCACCGCCCAGACCGGCACCGAGTGGGAAGTGGGTATTGGAACTTACACATCATCTGGCACGACTCTGTCTCGTACAACCGTGCTGTCATCGAGCAATTCAGATAGCCTGGTCAACTTCAGTGCGGGCACCAAGGACGTCTTTGTAACCTATCCAGCTGGGCGCTCGGTCAACTTGGACTCGGCTGCCACAG